CGCAAACGGGACGCGCGCGATAATCGGGATGCCGTTAACCGCAACCGATGCAACCGACGTCACCGGGTAATTGCGAAACATCATCGTCGGCCGCCCGAGCCCGTCGCGTGTTTCCAGATAATCGAGGTTGCGAATCGTGCGATTGAGCCACGATTGAATGTAGACCGATACCGCCGTGATGAGCCGCTCTAACAACGGATCGGTGACGCTCGCGAAGCCGCCCGACACATACGCGCCGAACAACGTCGAGTCGACCGGAACCGAGAACGTGAACAGCGGCGACGCGGTCAGCACCGTCACCGGCAACGTCTGCCCGTTGAGTTCCGTCATGCCGACGATATCCGAAAATTGCACCGGCAAACCCGTAATCAGCCCCGTCCCCTGCGCGAGCGTGACGACGGCCGGGTTCGCATTGGTAATGCCGGCGATAGCCGACGCGCCCAAGTTGAGCCATTGCTTGACGTTCGCGAGAGTTGTCAGGTCGCCCGGTTGCACTTTGCTTTTCTCATAAAATTATGTGATTCGAAACTCCCGGCGACGCCAAGGGGAGTTGGGGGATCGCCGCCGGGAATCTCACGAGGTTGGACCCCCGCTTTACGACTTGATGCCCGTGATGACGCCAAACGCGGGCGGGAAATACATTTGCAGCACGGCGTCGAAGTACACGCCAAGCGTCCGCTGCAACGTCACGACCGGCCAATCCACTTGCCAGTAATCGCGACGGCAAAGCTTGCGAATCAGATTCGGCACGTTCGACAGCGGATAGGGGTTCGTCCGACTGTAGAAAATCATCGTGCCGGCCGGGATGAACGGGTGCGCGTGGACTTCAAGCTGCGCGTTGCCGTATCCGACCTTATTGTTGTAGACCTTGAATTGCACCGCAGCCGCCAGACCGTCCTCGCTCGCGCCCGACATGATGAACGGCGCAAGGTTGGTGTTTCCGGTCATGATCGTTGCGGAGATTGCCGATTGATCCGTCGGGCTACAGAAAATGTCCGTCGGGACGAGCCGGTAATTCGCGATCCGGTCAGCGATCAGCGTGTCGATTTCGGCGATGCCGCCCGAACCCGACCCCGCCGTCGTCAGCGCGGCGCCGCCCAAATCCTTGACGTACGCGCCAGAGCCGGCCGTCAGGATTTGCGTGAGGATGCCGTCGTAGTTGAGCGAGAAGGTCGACGTATCCGTCGCCGGCAGCGCGGACGCTTGCTGTCCCGTGCTGTTGGTGTTGGACAGGAACGCCGTCGGGTAGCCGGTGATCTTGACGAGCCGCTCCGTTCCCGCGGTCGCGCCCAAATACCATGCGTAGCCGATGGCGCCATTGATCGCCGTCACCGCGGCATTGATGCCCTGCACCGCCGTACCGGCCGACAGCGTGACCGCCGAGCTCGCCGCGGACTGAATGCCGCTGAAGCCTTGCACGTTGTCCGTCGAGCCGTCGGCATTGGTGCGGACGTACGGCAGCGCAACCGCGCCGCCGGACAGCGCACCCGCGCCCGATACCGTCGGCGCAACGCTGTTCACCATGCCGAGGTAGGTCAGCGGGACAACGATGATGCTGTAGGTCGTGCCGTCCGACAGCTTGCCGCCCGTCGTCGCAGCCGAGCCCGTCGGGGTTGCCGCCGTGCCCAACAGGATCGACGAATTGCCGCCGATGTCCAGCTTTTCCTCCTGCTCCATCGTGCCTTGCAGCGTGGTCGTCGCAGCGAGCGCCATCAGGTCCTGGAACGTGACCGCCGCGAGGTAGGCTTGCTCGGTGACGTAGTTGTCCATGCCGCTCGTTTTGAACGACGCGAACTTGTCGACGACCGTCTGACCCATGAACCCGCCGCGATGGCCTTCCGACAATCCGATGTTCAGGTTGCCGGGGTTGACCGCCGTCAGCGCACGCCAATTCGCCTGGATACCCACACCGCCGGTCAGACGCGGAATCATGTTGCGGAAAATCGTCGTGATCGGGTAGAGCAAGCGCGCGCCTTGCTCCAGGTCGTATTGCGCGAGGCCCGACGTCGCCGAGCCCGGTTGCACGAATGCCTTCAGCACTTCCGGCGCCAGCGGCGTCGAAACGGAATCGCGAATGAGCGCGATGGCCTCATTCGGGTCGACGCCCTCTTTCCAATTGATGCCCGCGCCCTTGAACATTTGGGACACGTTATGGCTAATCATCGTCTTTTCCATGATTCGAATTCCTGTCCGGTATTGCGTGTTAGGTTGGGGATTATTGGGATGCGCTCGCGCGCGCCTGTGCTTCCAGCCGACGTGCTTTCATTACGCGGCTGCTGTAGTAGTCGACGGTGCCATCAGCGTTCTTGATGAGCGGATCGGTGGGCAACAGTTCGACGGTGTCGGGATTGACAACTTTCGGCGTATTCTTTTCCTGATCCTGTTCCTTCGTGACGCTTTTCAGCATGCGAAGCGTGACGGTTGACAGCATCGGCTGCGATTCCAGCTTTTTGATTCTTTCCAGCGCGTCGGCCAATTGCTTGGCAACGTCGCCGCCGTCAACCTTCGTCAGTTCCGATTTGTGCGATTTGTCGCTGTCGTTGTCGCAATCCGCGCCCATGCCTACGGCGTGATCGTGAATCGCCTGGATTTTGTCCATGTGCGCCTGCGTCATGCGCGCTTTGCCGACGATTGCGGCGCGCAAATCATCCGTCGTTTTCGCTGCCGCGCGTTCCTCGTCACTCAGCACGCCTTCGCTGACCTTTAACAGATCGACGATTGTCGCCGCATCCGTCGCGCGCTTTTTGAGGTCCGCGCAATGCGCTGCGGATTCGATTGCATCGACGAGCGACGAATCGACAATTTTCCAAGTGTCGGGGATTTGATCTTCGGCCCCGAGCGCCTTCGCACGACTCTTGATGTGCGCGCGCGCTGCGGCCGGGTCTTTGGCGTTGCCGGCGAGTCTGATCGCGTTATGCAAATCAGCTACTGATTTGATCGGAAACGAACCATCCGGCATGGCCGCGCCGCTGTCGGCTGCCTTGTCGCGTTCCTCTTGCGAGAAGTCGCGCTTTAGAAGCGCAACGGCATCCGCTACGCTCTTGCCGGAAACGCGCAACAGGTCAGCGAAGGCGGCGACATCCTCATCCGTCCCGGTGACGTCGAGCGCGGGCGGCCGAAACGCTTTCGTTTCCGCCGAGCCGTCGAGCTTGATGACTTGGAAAAACGTCGAGGTCGGCACGCACGGGTTATCGACGAGCGAGATTTCCGCCGGGTCTGCCGTGTATCGCTTGACATCCTTGTCCGCGACCTTTTCGGTTTTGCGGTCGCCGACGTATTTTCCGCCGATGCTGAACCCCGTATAGACGCCTTCCAGCACCTTTGCCCATTCCGCATCGTCGACGACCTTCGCCTCGATGTCGATGGCCTTGTGCGCGTCCTCGAAATTGATCCCGGTCAGCTTGCCGGCCGCGACCTTGCCGTGCATGGCGCGCAGATTTCCGAGCGACTTCCCGTCCGTCGCGTCGGAGAACGACTTGCTCCACGCTTCGAAATAGGGTTTTGATGTCGCATAGTCGAAAATTTCGTCCGACTTGTCGACGACTTCCTCGATTGCGCGGCCGATGACCGTGCGGCGCGCTTCGTCCACCTTCATCAATCGCGCAAAAATGTTCATTGTGTTCCCTCGTTTTCTGCCGCTACTGCCGCGGCTGGCATGTCAAAGTCGACCACTGGTGCAATCGCACAGCGGCAATTCGGATGCACGGGCGGCGCATCATCGCCGCTCGGGAAATCTTCGTCCAAGCCGATTACGCCAGCGTCGGCGTTCGCTTCGCATTCCTCACTGACCAAATCATCCTCGGCGGTGAGCCACAGTTTTCCTTCGACCACGCCGGAAGCTTTGTAACCCTCTAGCGCGCCCTGGCTCGCGGCGAAGTTCGTTTCGGTGCGCGCAATGGTCATCGCGCGATCCTTTGAGAACCCATAGCTTTCAGCAAACGCCGTCGCGAGACGGTCGTTCGACCAACCTTCGGCGATGGCCGTTTCGACGTCGGCGCGCATGAAGTCGCGCGTGCTGTCGGCGATTTGCCATTCCGCATTTGGATTCGGAACAAAGCCGCCGAGCTCGTTGCGACGCATGCCCACCAGCGCCGCAGAACGGTCGCGGGCGTAGGCGATGGCGCGCGCGTCAACGATTGCACGAACTTCCGGACGCGCCTCGACGTCAATTCCGACCTGAGCCAATGCAGCATAGGCTTGCTCCTTGGCGATCTCGTCCATGATGGGCTCGACGTCGCCGGCAAGAACCGTCCAACCGGCAAAGTCGACGGACGCGAGGATGGTTTCGATGGCGTTCAATTCCTCATCCGTCAATTCGGCTTTGCGAAGATGCCGCATCCGCAACAAGCCCACTTGCCGCGCCATTTCCTTCGGCTGCGATTCAAGGAAGGCGGCGACGGTGCGCGTCATGCGCGCGCGCAGTTTCGCGATCGCCGGCCGTTTCGCGCGCAGCGGGAGCAAGGTTTCGCGTTTTTGTAGGAGGATCATGCGGCGTCGAGCCAATCGTCGTCTAGCACATCGTCGACAAGCGCGATAAAGCGGTCGATTTCTCGCTGTTGCGCGCGCTGCCGCGTCATGGCCGACGTGAGCATTGCCGCGAGTTCTATCTGCGAAAGCCGCGCCGCCTCGAGCCGGGCCGCTACCAGTGCCGCGACCCGCTCATCCTCCAACCGCTGCAATTCCAGCGCCGCATCGAGTTCCGCGCCAATCCGCACATACTGCACGCGCGCGCGCTCGGCCTCGATAGCGGCGAGTGCAGCCTGTTCGATATCGGCGATGCGCTTGCTTTCGCGCTGCACCGCATCCCGTTCCGCGGCTACGGCGGCGAGGCGCGTGGCTTCCGCTCTTGCGCGCTCGGCCGCCGCTGCCAACGAAATCAGGTTGACTTGCGGTGCCTGCGGCACAATCGGGCGCCGCATCTCGGCCAGCAATGCCTCGATTTCCGCCGGCAACGGTTCCGGCTTGCGCTTCGGCTTGGCGACTGCACGGGTATGCAGATAGCGCAGAATCCACGGCGGCAGATCGCCCGTTCCGACCGCGGTCGCGATCTGGAATCCGTTTAGCTGGAATGCGCTCGCCTGGAACGCGGTGCGGCTTATCGTCACGATGCGTGCCCAATCGCGGTAAGCCCGCTTGTTCCCGCAGCGAAGCCATTCATAAAGCCGGCGCCGTTGACCCGCATCAGAGACGGCGCCGCCGACAACCCGCGCATGTACGGATCAAGATATACGGCAGCGGTTCCAGTGAGCGCGAGTCGCGATAGCACGTTGCCGGCGACGGCCGGCGTCACTGCCGCACCGCTGTCGCATTTCATGGAATTGGCGGTCCCGCTAAGACCGGTCCATGCCGATGTCCCGACGCCGGCGGCTTGCGCCTGCGCGGTTTGGAGTAGTGCTTTGCGGTCAGTGTAGAGCGTGCCGATACAAGAACTCGCGGTCGTTTTGACGACCCACTCTGACCATACTTGGTCATCATTGTATGCGGTCGCGCTGCCATCCCGTGCGATTTCAAGCCACGGGGTGACGGCGGTCAAAGCCGCGTTATAGACCGCCATCCACGGCGTGAAATAGGGTTTGTCGTAGGTGCCATTTACGCTCGTGCAAGTGAGCGAATATCTGTCGCCGGTTGCATCGTAACTCGCACCATCTGCCGTGATGTATGCGGTATTTTGTGCCACCGTATTGCCACGATAGTTGTAATGGAAAAAAGGAAAGCCAAGATTGCTGGCGCTATTGCTCGTGCAATCGTACCCGTAGACTTCTCCCGCCGCATCATTCGACAATGTCGCTTGTATCGTCGCCGTAGTGTTGAGTCTGCAATTGACAAGCGTTGCGATGTACCACGATGCGCCATCGGGGAAATAGGTGTTCGCGTTAGCGGAAAAGTCAGTGCCGTAAAAGAACATCGACGCCGACAGCGATACCGATTTTATGAGCGCGACAGGATGCGTTGCCCCGGCATCTATACTGCTGTCCTCGTCAAACCACAATCCGCGGCAAGTGATGCTCTGCCCGGTTGCAGCAAAAGAAAAATTGCAACTGCGCGTCCGAATCGCACTGTTGCCCGTGCTTGCGCTTGATCCGCCGATATTGAATAGGCATCCGGCGCCGGTTGAAATCAGGAACAGCGAGCAACTTTCTAGCGACGTGGCGGTATTGTCGCCAGCGCCAATTGCCATGACGGCGGTACTCGATCCGCTCCCGTTTTTGAACGAGAAGCCGAACCAACCGCCGCCATTAATGGTGAAGCCGCCGGTTGTCGTTGTGGCGACGGTTGCGCCAGCGGCGTAGGTTGTCGGCGGTTGGTTGGTAGTATCGCTCGTGGAGTAAAGCTGCACGCCGGCAGCTGGCGCATACGTCGTCGCACCGAGCCCCGTTTCATTAAACGCCGAATGTACATAAATCGTGTCATTCGCTGCAGCAAGCGTGATGGCTGTAGCCAAAGACGTGGCAGCCTTCGCCCATGTATCGTATGGCGAAGTATTGCTGCTGCCCGCTTTGACGTACAGGTTTGCCATTTTGGTTTACGGCACCCAAACAACCGAAACGAGCGTCATCGGTCCCGTGGGCGCAGCCGGCGCGGTCAGATCAGGAACGGGCGGCACGACAACGGCCAGAGCCGGCCCTTGCGCGGATTCATTACCCGCACCATCGACGAAAGAATGCGTGATTTGGATCGTCGCGTCGCCTGGATGCGTTAGCGTCACGCTGAATGCCTGTCCCGCTGCGGCGTCGACTTCCGCTACCTTCGCTCCGTCCTGATAGACGCGCGCCTTCGCGATGTCGGGTTCCGGTCCAGCGGTGCCGCTCAACACGATGTTATACATGGATCAACTCCAAGTAATCGAGGATTCCGACAGAGCATTGACAGGCTTCGCGGGTGCTGTCGTGTCCACCGCGTAGTCATAATCCATTGAGCCCATGCGGGCGAAATAAACGAAGTTGTCCATGTTCGCCGCCGATATGCCCCACGTTGTCGCGTAGCTGCGAAGCGTCGCCTCGGTCCATGATCCGATTTCCTCAATCGACGGATAACCGAGGCGTCCTTGCAGCGCGCAACCGTGCGTCAGGTACATGGGCGAGTTTTGGAACGCAACGCGGCCCGCGGTCCATTTCGTGTAGTCGGCATTCGAATCGGGGCCGACGTCGCCGGTTTGACGTTTCGTGATTTCGATGGCTTGATGCCCGCCGCCGCTGCCGACGAAGAAAATCCGCCCGTTGCCGACGCCTGGCGTCCACGCATACACCGGGCATTGAATGCGCGGAAGCGGGCCATTGCTCATGTATCCGGCGCCGGCCGGCGTGAACGGATAGCCGCGGTACGTCCCGTCCAATCCGAAACGGTAGTTGCGAAGCCAAACGCTCACGAAGATATCGTCTACCGGGCCGCATGTTCCCGCGTGGTCGACATCCATTCCGAGATCGTTGCACCCGCTCGACGTGCCGGCGAAGGCGAGATTCGGAATGTAGGCAATCGTCCGCACCGTGCGCGCGGTCAAATCGACTTCGCGCAGCGCATAGGTGTACCGCTCGCCGATGACGATGGTCCCCTTCGACGTGAAGCGCATCGTTTGCGGATACATCAGCGTCGCCGTGCCGAATGGCCCGTCTTTGACGTAGAGCGCGCGGATTTGGTCCGTTGCCATCGTCGCATCCGCGAGCCGGTACGGGATGCCGAGCGGGCCGTCGACGACGCCGATAGAACAGGAAACGACTTCCTCAGGGTTGCCGCCGTCAAGATCGCAGCGGCAAAGTGAGTGATTGCCAAAGTTGATCCAATACAGCTTACCGTCGGGGCCGAGCTCCATGTCGAACGGCTGATTGACGTAATCGGGCCATTGCTCATGCGTGAGGAATGGCACGACGTCGGCCTGCCCGGTGACGGTGCCCGCATCGGTGTAACCCTTCGGCGGAAATTGCGCGAGCGTGCGCTTTGCCGGATGCGCGGGCCATTGGTTGACGTAGTAAATGACGCCTTGCCCGTCGGGGCCGCCCATTGCATCGGGAATCCAAAGCTCTAGCCCGAATCGGTTGTTGATCGTGCCGTCTGCATTGCGGAAGGCTACCGCGCCGCCCCAAAGCTCGCGGAATCCCGCGCCCCAGGGCACGCGCGACCAATCGCCGACCATTTCCCATTGTTCCTCATACTTCGCGCGCTGTGCCGACGTGACGGCGCCTGCCGTGATGAGCGATGCCGTTTGCCGAAGCTGATGTTTTTTAGCGCGCCTACCGGCGAAGGTTCCCGATTCTCCCGGCTCGCCGGTGAATTGCGATTTACTCATGTCGACGCCAACGGGCGGCAGGAACGGCGAATCGAAAATCTTGAAGCCGACGCGCCCCTGCGATTCGATGAAATAGGAGCCTTTGCCGTCAAAGCGCATGATCGCCTTCGACACGAAGCCCAATTGCTCGACGCCGCGCGCGCCATCGCGCACGCCAATCGGTGGCGCCATCAAACCACCCTGCGTTGGCGGGTTGCCGAAGGTCGTTGCATCGGCATAGAAGTACTTTTGCCAACGCTCAACGCACACGTCGCCGGTCGGGAGCAAGCAAAATTCGGGATTCATGCCCGACTGATTTTCGCTGATGCGACGAATCCACAATTGCGAATCCGGCAACAGCGTCGAATACGGTTCGATGGTGCGCGCCTTCAACGGCCATCGTTTCGCTTCCGGCGGCGCGCCGGGGTATCGGGTCTGCGCGACTTGCATCGACCATGCTTGCTCAAGGTCGCGCCGATTGCTTGCGGTCCACGGCGTTTGCTGCGCCAGCGGCAGCGGCGAGCCGCTCGCGTTGACGAGGAAAGGTTTCGCCAGGATGATAGTTCCGGCCGGCGCGCCTTCGACGCTCGCGAGATAATGCCCGTCAGCGGGCATCGTGACGTTGAATGTGTAGCCGTTAGTCGTCGGCGTCACGAACGGGCTGACGGGCTGAAAATTCGGCGTGCCGTCGGCGTTGGTCGTCACGGCGGCGAGCAGGCGCATCGCAGGATAGACAGCGAGCGCGGCACTAAACGCCCACTTCCAGACGAAACTTCGCGTCGTGAAAAAGAACGCAATCGGTCGACGGTTGTATGTCGACTGTTCATTGCTTCCGGGCAGCGTAGGGACGAGGAAGGATGTCATGCGGTGTACGCGACGATGAGTTTCGCGGCCTTCAGTGCGGTGACGCTGTCGACGTTGAGGTATATGACGTCGCCGGCCGTAATACTTGTCGTCCATCCGGTGAGCGTCGAGCCTGTGTTTTTGTTGTTGGTCGCCGCGATGTTGGGCTTTGTCCCCGACGGAATGATCGTGTCCGCTACTGTCGGCGGATAATTCGCATATGTGTCCTTCCACAGATCGAATTGAATCGCGCCCGAGGTTGGCGTTGCCGCATCGCACGACAACACCGTCCACGATGTAATCGTGCCGGTGCGCGGACAACTGACGACCGCCGTCGCTTTTAATCCGGTTGTGATGACGTCGACTCCATTGCCGACCGAGAACGAAAGCTGAAACGACGCCGAGCCTGTCGCGCCAGTATTTCCCGTGTTCCCGGTGTTTCCTGTTTGCCCCGTAGCGCCTGTGTTTCCCGTGTTCCCAGCGCCCGTAGCGCCTGTGTTGCCCGTTTGTCCTGTTGCGCCAGTGCCACCTGTCCCGCCGGTGTTGCCTGCACCTGTCGGACCTGTCGCACCGGTGTTCGCGGTCTGCCCGGTTGCTCCCGTCCCGCCCGTGCCGCCGGTATTTCCCTGTGCGCCGGTTGCCCCCGTTGCGCCATTCGTCCCGGTGTTGCCTGTATTCCCTTGCGCTCCCGTCGGACCCGTCGAGCCGGTTTGCCCTGTGCTGCCGGTCGTGCCAGTAGAACCCGTCGACCCTGTCGGCCCTGCGGCGCCGGTTGCACCTGTCGCCCCGTTCGTTCCCGCGCCGGTGTTACCAGTACTCCCGGTACCGCCGGTTGCCCCGGTTCCGCCTGTGTTACCCGCTCCGGTGTTGCCTGTATTTCCCGTCCCGCCTGTTGCGCCTGTTGCGCCTGTATTGCCCGTCGCCGCGGTAACGGTCCCGCTGATGATGTGATCGGCGTTCCAATGCGATGGCAATACTTCGCCAGCTGCCGCAGCCGCTGGATCGTCTGCAATCGCCGATGTGAACGCATGCGTTACCTTGAGCGTCATTCGGATTTACGGATCGTTGTCGTCCGCGTTTCGCGAATCTTTGCGACCAGGTTTCCGTTTTCGTCGCGGTCATAGTCGATTGACCGCTCGCCACTGAAACCGTCAGCCCGCTTGCTTGGCGATTCGATCTTGACGTTGGTCGAGCCGACATCGACGAACACATCCGGCACTTCTATTTTGTTCGTGACGTTGGTCACGGGCGGCGCGGGCGCGGGCTTGGACGCGGCCAACGCTTGCGCCGCATCATCCTTCGCCTGTTGTTGATCGTCGGGCAGGATGGTCGCGTTTTGCGTCGCCGAAAATGTCGCCATGTCCATTTGATCGCGCAAGTCTGGCGCCATTGCCTCGTCCCCGAGCTTCTCGCGGATTTCGTCGGGATGGTAAATCTTCGCGGTGACGTATTGCACCGCGATGGTCGCGCGCGTGGCCTCGTCCGTCGCTTCGTCCTCTTTCCAGCGGAACACGATGTCGTTGTAGCCGAATTTCAGCGCAATGATCGTGTTGAGGAGGTTCGCAAACCATTCCAACCACGGCTCTAGCCCTTCCTGCGCGGCTTCGTCGTGGTGCGTCTTTTCCTGGCCGCGGTTCATCTGCTTTATGAACGGCATCGGATTGAGTCCGAGCGCAAAGCACATGATGCGGATCAACCATTGGTCGGTTTCGTCGGTCAGCGCCTTTTCCTTCGTGTCGAACGGCTTGACGCCCTCGGGAATGAACCTCAGCCCGCGCCGCCCCGCCGTGTTGCCGAGCAGCACTGAATCCCACCAAAGCTGAAAATTCTTGATCTGGTCGGGGTTCCACGTTGCCGGAACGTTGGCGAGCATGTCGGGAATCGAACCGTCGGTGTAATACTGCAACAGGTAGGCTTCGCGCCGCAGCGCGATATTCACCGTGGTAATGATCTGTTCCACCGGCCCGAATCCGTAGAGCGAATCGACGCGCGGATTGCGCGGCTTGTAGAGCAATTCGGGGAACGGGAAACCATCGGGATCGACAGGCGGCGCAACGCCTTTCGGCAGCGGCTTGATGTAATCGACCGCGGGCAGACCGTGCAGCACTTGCTGATATGCCGGCCCGATGTCTGGCGTCGGGATGCGCCCATCCGGCCCAATCTTCGGCGTGATGAGCGCGCCGTCGAGGATTTGCAGCGCATAGAGCCTATTCGCGCGGTCGGGCTGCAACCAGATCGCCGGAGCATCGTACATGATGACTTGATCGAGCAGCATGCGCGACCAATCATCGAAGGAATGATCCTTGTCGGGATATTCGAGGAAGTCTGTTAACTCGCCAATGCGCGCATCGTTGGCGTATGTCTTTTGCTTTTTCTGATCCTTCGGCCCGATGCTCCATTGCTGCGAAACGATCTTGTCTTTCACGCGCCCGATCATGATCGATAGCACGTCGTAACCGACCGCAAGGTTTTTCAGCGTGGCGAAGCTGATCTGCGCGTCGCGTGGCGTAACCCGCGTGTTATAGCCGACCGGGTAATCCCACGGCCGCCCGAGCGCCGCCTGGTCCGGTGCCTGCGCTATCGGCTGCAAAGGCTGCTGCGGCGGGAATAGCGCTTGCGCGCCGTCCGCACCGAGGATCGTGATGCCGAGCCATTGCCGCAGACCCTTCAGTCCACCGCGGGCTTGCGGTGCGCCCATGTTAGAGGTCTGCGGCGCGAGCGAGGTTTGGCGACCGCCCGGCACGCCGTTCAAGGCGCGGGCGTAGTCGTCCATTTGCTGCCGCGTCGGGTAATCGTACGTCGCCATTTAGTGCCGCCTTGTCGGGACGTATTCGGCCGGCGGGAGCGTCGATTGATTCGAAAGCACCAATTCGCGCACGACGACAGCCAAGTCGGACACCATCTCGGAAAGGTTGGCAAGCGCGAACGACAGCGCGAGAATGCGCCGCTCGCTCGCCTCTTGCCGTTCCTCTAGTGTCATCCGTGCGGGCCTGCGTGACCGGTCCAGCCCGTGCCACCTGTGCCACCGGTAACGCCCGTCGGGCCGCCTGCATGGCCCGTGTTGCCGGTCGAGCCGGTGCTGCCTGTCGTGCCGGTTGTGCCTGTCGTGCCGGTTGATCCGGTCGCAGGATTGCCGCCGAGCGCGCCGGTTGGCCCATGCTGCCAGTTGAAACCCGCGGACAACAGCGACGCGATGACGTTTTGCGTATACGTCCCCGCGGGCAGCGTCAGCGTGCCATCGGATGCGACGGCGATCATCTGCCCGTCGACCGCGACATTTTGGCCGACATATGCGGCCGGTGCATCGAAGATAAGGTCGGCCATCGGTTAGCTCCCCGTCGCGCCGGTAGGTCCGGTGTTGCCGGTCTGACCCGTCACACCCGTCGCCCCGGTGTTGCCCGTCGACGATCCGGTTGTGCCGGTCGTTCCGGTTCCACCTGTGCCACCTTTGGCACCGGCTGCGCCTGCCCCGCCTGTGGGTCCGGTGCTACCGGTGAGGCCGGTTTTTCCTGTGGTCCCAGCGGAAAACGTGTAGCCGGCGGCGAACAGCCCCGGCCCCACCGCGTTCGAAGGAATGCTGACCGTGCCCGCGCTGATCGCGTATGAATTGCCATCGCTGCCGATGACAGCGCCCACGGCGCCGGCCGGTGCATTGAGTGTGACGTTTGCCATTTCAATTTCCTTTCAACCGGGCCAGCCGGTGACGATAGTCGGAGTCGGATACTTCGGTGCGACAGGCTGCACGGCGGATGCCTGGCCGCGCATGAATTCCAACATGCCGGTCGAATCATCGGCCGACAATTCGGTGAGTGCCCACACAAGCGCGTCCATGCGGTTGGGCGATTTCGTCGTGGTGATCGGATCGAAGTCGCACATTTCGTCTTCGAGTTTCGGAAAACTGCCGACGTGATGCACGCGACCTTGCTCGTACAAAGCTGCGATCGGCTCGGCGCGGATTGCCTTGCCGCGCGATGCGGTCACGGATTTATAGCTGACGTTCTGATCGACGTTGCGGATGGTCGCCTCGACCATGTCGCCGCCGTTGTTCACTTCGCCGACGATGCGATCTGCGGAATGATCGCGGTATGCCTTGACCGCAGCGCCGCCCCACACATTCGGCCCTTCGTCGAGCGAGTAATCGCCGAGCACGAAAAAATGCTGCTTGTTGTCGACGTAGGCAGTGCCAGCGACAACGACGCCGGCCTCGTCAAGAATGTCAGATGACTTGGCGAGCTCGACGCGATCCCTGTTTTTTACGTTGGGGTCGAGTCCGACGACAACGCGCGAAAGAGTCGGCGCAACGTTACAACGAAATCGGTCGATGTTGTCTCGCTGCCAAAGCGCACGCGGATTATCGTCGAGCAATTCGGCGTTGAGTTCCTGGCGCCCGAGTCTGGTGCCTTCGTACTTAGTGATGACCTTGTCAAAGAATTTGCGCGCGAGATTTTCACGGTTGTCATACGTTGTTCCCCGCGTGACGATCCAACCTGGCGACGCGATCAACTCACGCACCAACGGCGTCGGGCGCGGTGTCGTGGTGACAACGACTTGAGGATTTTTGCCGAGGCGCAAACCCATCATGGCTTGATCCCATGATTCGGGATAGCGCCACGCTGCGACTTCGTCGGCCCACAATTTTTCGTGCTGCTTGCCGCGCAATCTTTCCGGCTCGTCGGCGGTGAATATGAGCGTGCGGCTGCCATTAGGCCATTCAAGGCGTGATTTAGACGTACGATAGAACGGCCGCTCGTGCCGCGGACATATAGCCAGAATTCCCGACTCGCCTTCGACCATAATGTCGCGAGCATCATCGCTTGTTGCGGCGATAAGGTTGACGAATCGGAAATGACGCGCCCAAGATCGGACGACCTCCGCGCCTGTGCGAGTTTTGCCGAATCCGCGGCCGGCGAGCAAGAGCCATCCAGGCCAGTTGCCGGGGGGCAATCGCTGATCTGGTCGCGCCCAGAATTCCCAACTGTAGAGCAATGCGTAAGCTTGCTCATTGGACAGTGCTGCCATTCGCGCCCGCAATTCCTTCTTCCCCATCTGCAACAGCAGGTCGTTGAAGCAGGGAAGCGAGGGCGTCGGTGACTTCGACAGCGAGGGGATTGTCAGCATCGCCGCTGATCGTGGTCGCGCTCAAATCGGGGATGGATTTGCGAAGCAGAATCTCGGCGGCTTTGATTTGCGTTGTGCTCAATTCGAGCGCGCCAGACAAATGATCTTGAAGGCGTTTCAGTATCACACCTGTCTGGATTCTCGACCGCCATTCCTTGTCCAGTTCGGTGCGCTTGGTGCGGGCTGCCATCGGGATCAATTCGCACAGAAAAAACCCCCTCGGTTGCCCGAAGGGGT